CGATTGTCAAGAATGAGAAAACATCCCTATCAAAAATTATTAGAACGTAAAAGGACTTGGACACCAGTCCAACCTATAAAAGGAGAGGTAAAATACGGTGCTGAAGAAACCATCAAACGAGCTCTGGCAATACGTCATATGGAGCTACCAGTTGGAGAATTTATTAAAGAAGGTCTTGAGAAAGAGGTTCCCGACAATGCTCGGGTACTTCTCGAGTCAAACGTTAAAGACGAGATTAAACATGATCTCGCATTGGGCTACATAGTAGATGCTCATGGAGCTGATTCACAGTCAGAAAAGGAGGCGTTGTTATTAAGAGATGCATGGACCGAACATCCTGATCATTGTCTTCTTAAAGCACTTGTCGCAGAAAGAGCTATCTTCTTTGTTCTACTCCCTTTCTTTAGGTTTAATGGTGATGCTGCTCTACGCACAGTATCGGCAGATATCAGCAGAGACGAACAGATCCATGTCGGCAGTAATACTCTTGTATGTGCAGAGTTGGGTCTTTCTGCTTCTCCTTCTTTGGATAAACTTAGGAAGGCCACCATTAATTGGATTCTTCAACCTCTAGGTATAAATACTACCGATAAATATTTGGACAAAAATTTTTGGCTGGATGCGAGTGATCGCTTAATGTATGAAGGAAAAGCCCCAGAGCTTTCTGATACAAAAGCAGCTCGTATGCCAGCATTCTTTGAGCACAGCAATGTCAACCTACCCCAATACGCTTGAGCCTTTGCTCGGGCCAAATCCTCTGTCTCTATCTAAAGAGATGGAGGATAAATTCCCACCTATTAACCCACATCCTAAAGAGGAGTTAGCAAGTATCATGTATAAAGCAGGACAACGCTCTGTAGTGGAGTGGTATAAAGATAGAGTGGAAGATAATGGCAACAGCTAGTGGAGCACTACCAGGTCTGGTAGATATCCTTGATGAATTATACCCAGGATATAAAAAACGTACTACTGAAGACCTAAATAAAAAGAGACCAGATTTAGGTGGTCAGAAAACAGGTAAGGTACCAACTGAATCATCTTTTAATTGGACTTATGAAGGATTAACAACTGATAATCCATATCTAACTGATGAATTGATAGAAAAGACTAAATCAAAACCATCTGATCACTTCTTACCAAGTGACCCTAACAGTAGATATGAAACTTGGGAGGATTGGGAAAATCAAACCCCTCTTCCATGGGATACATCACCAACTCTTACAGAACAGTATTCTGATGAGGATGTTACAGAACAGTATGATGATTCAGCTTGGCTCTTTGAAGAAGATAAAGAAACATTCACTGATTATGATGCAGCTTGGGATTATGAGAAGTCTAAAGCTCAAAGTGCCCATGATAAAATAGCTAGAGAGCAAACTGAACTTTGGAACGTCTTACAATATGGTATAGATAACCCTGGTATTACAGGAGGACTTACTGAAGAAGGTAAGGCTGACTATGACTTCTTAAAAAAGTACCGAGTACAGGAAGGTGGTGATCCTTTTGTTAAGGGTTATGGTAAAGATCAGTGGATGCAGGAGCAAGGATTTGATATAGCCCAGGGAGACCAGTCTGAGCTTAAAGACCAGTACTTTGGTGATCTACAAGGAACATGGACTAAAGAGGATCTCGATTTAATAGATCAAAAGTTTATAAAGCCTGGTACTGAACCTAATGACCTTATACATAAAAGTCTTACTATTTATGGTGAGGCTTTCAGATCAGGTCAGGATACAGAGAAATCTATCCAAACATTAAAGAGAGAATCAGAAAGACTAAGGGAACAATCAGAAACTCCTGATTGGATGAGGACAGAAACTAAACCAACTGGAACTGGTGGTGGTAATTATAATTACCCAAATAGTTTATATGAATCTGACAATCCAAGTGGTATTTTAAAAGGGGTTGGCGGTTATCTACTTGAGCAATTACTTATTAACAAATCGGATACAGGTACAGATGAAACCTTAATAGCTTCAGCTGATCCTAATCTCAAAGGACTTCTTTCTGATACAGATACTGATGCTGCTAGAGCTGCAAAGCAAAGGGGAGTCATAGATGAGAACTTAGATTTTGGTATTGCTAGAGATTGGGAGACATCTGATAACTTCCCAAGTTTAAGAGATACTAGTACTAATACTGAGTCACTCTTTATAGATCCTGCTAACTTACCAGCTCATCTTGAGATGCTTGATAAGACTATAGCAGATAATACCTATACCACTGGTGATAAGATAAAGGATTTCTTTGGTGGTCTTGATGCAAGAAATGCACTGAAACCTGGAAATTATGGAGATGTTGCAGAGGTCATTAATGAGGGTGCAAATAAAGTATGGGATTTCTTGGAATCACCAGCACAGGGCAGTTCTAAGATAAAAGAAGTACAAGACTGGCTTTGGAATGATACACCTATAGGTACTGCTAAAGATCGTCTTTTAGATGAACCATTGTCTACAGCATTAGGTTGGGTTGGAAAAGAACATCAAGCACCAGCAGGTAGAAAGTTTATTGATTATTTACTTGGTGATACAACTACAGAATTCTCTCAACAAGAGATAGATGATACTTTCAGAGGCATGTCTACCGCAGATGGTGTAGTTAATACTAGTGGTGGTGTTGGGAAAGAAGTATATGGTGGTGAAGATATCAGTCAATTAAGCTATACTCCTGATCCCGAAGGTAAGGGTCCAGGAACAGTGACTTCTAAAATCGGTTACCAATTCCAGAAAGATGTAGATGAAGCAAAGAATAAATATGATGATAACTGGTGGCAGAGTTTAAATAAATTAAGTAGATCAATCATCCAACCTTTACAAGGTCAATATGCTACTGATGTAAGTGATCATTTACCACTTGTAGGTTCACCAGCTATACAGTTATCAAAAATATTAGGTGGAGCACATGATTCTAAACAAGAAATAACTGGTAGCTTTGATCTTCTAAACCCTCAAATGCAGAAAGCAGTTAAGGATCAGTATAATACAAGACAGCAGCAATTAGCTCACCCAGTAACGCCGCCTAAACCTAATATAGTAGGAGACTATAGGTATGTAGGAAAAGGCCAACAAAAATATGGGAAAAATTTGTTGGGGATTTCCTCAGACTTAATTTCACCTTCAACTGGTGGAGGTTCATCCGCCATGCAAATACAACAAAGAAAATTTGGATTCGGACACAAGTAAATGTCAGCTAAAGAACGCTACGATTATTTATCTAGTGACCGTTCCCAGTTTCTAACCGAAGCAGAAGACGCAGGGAAACTCACCCTACCTTATTTAATACGTGGTCATGAAGAGAATGCGAGGGGCATGAAGCAACTCAATACTCCATGGCAATCAGTTGGAGCTAAAGGAGTAGTAGCGTTAGCATCAAAGCTATCACTATCACTTGTCCCACCCCAGACTAGCTTCTTCAAATTACAATTAGATGAGTCACAACTAGGAGAAGAGTTTCCACCTGAAGTAAAATCAGAACTAGACTTATCCTTTGCAAAGATAGAGCGCACTATCCTTGATGCTATTGCTGCATCAGATGATCGTGTAGTAATACACCAAGCACTACAGCATTTAGTTGTCGCTGGTAATGCTCTCATCTTTATGGGTAAGCAAGGTCTGAAATTATACCCTCTTACCTCCTGAATTGGAAGAGTATGAGATGGTAGATTCAGTTGTCGATGAAGGTTACGGAGATGTAAGTGGTAAACAGGAATGCGATGTTTACACACATGTTACTAGAGAGAACAACAGATTCGTATGGCATCAAGAAGTATATGGTCACCAACTAGAAGGAACATATAGTAAAGCACCAGTCGATACCACACCATGGTTACCACTACGATTTAATACAGTAGATGGTGAAGCATATGGTAGAGGTAGAGTAGGTCAATTCATAGGAGATCTTAAGTCTCTTGAAGCATTGTCTCAGGCACTTGTAGAAGGCTCTGCAGCAGCAGCTAAAGTTGTTTTTGTAGTATCACCCTCAAGCACTACTAAACCTCAGACACTGGCTCAGGCAGGCAACGGAGCAATCGTTCAAGGAAGACCTGACGATATTGGAGTGATCCAAGTTGGGAAGACTGCTGACTTTAGAACTGCCTATGAGTTAATGAACCAGCTTGAGAAAAGATTAAGTGAAGCTTTCCTTATATTAAATGTAAGACAGTCTGAACGTACTACTGCACAAGAAGTACAGATGACTCAGATGGAACTAGAGCAACAGTTAGGTGGTCTCTTTGGATTACTTACAGTTGAATTCCTAGTACCATACTTAAATAGAAAGCTCTCTGTATTCCAAAAGACTGGAGAGATACCACGTATCCCTAAAGGAATGGTGAAACCTATCATCGTTGCAGGTATTAATGCACTTGGTAGAGGACAAGATGTACAAGCGTTAGGTAATTTCCTAACAACTATTGCCCAGACAATGGGACCAGAAGCTATACAGCAATACATTAACCCTGATGAGGTTATCAAAAGACTTGCAGCTGCATCTGGTATAGATGTATTGAATCTTGTTAAGAGTATGGAAGAGATACAACAAGAGAAACAGCAAGCTATGGGTGAACAAGCCCAGATGGAAGCTGTTAAAAATACACCTCAAATGGTACAAGCTTCTGCTAAGATGGCAGAAACAATGGCACCACAAGAGGGTGAAGAACCACTACCACCTGAAGTATAATGGCAGAAACATTAACATTTGAACAGAGTAATGAAGTTACATCCGCAGAGAATCTATCTGCGGATGAACAGGATTCTTTAGCAGTCGGTGAGGCTATGCAAGAGGCAGAGGATACTCGCCTTGCAGGAAAGTATGAGAATGCTCAGGAACTAGAGAAAGCCTACATTGAATTAGAAAAGAAGTTAGGTAATCAAGAAAAAGCTGATGCACCTACTGAAGATTCACAAGACCCTCCAGAAACTGAAGCTAAAGGAGATAAGAAGGAAGATAAATCTGATGATACTTCTAGTATATTAGATGACTTATGGTCTCAAGCTCAAGAAAATAAGTATAGTGATGAGACTATAGAGCAATTAAATAAGATGAGTTCTAGTGATATAGCTAAGATGCATCTACAATATAGAGCAGCTAATCAACCTAGAGATCTATCTGAAAATGATGTACAACAACTTAAAGGTATTGTTGGAGGTGATGAGAACTATGCTAACATGATAGATTGGGCAAACAAATCTCTTAACAAACAAGAGGTAGATATGTTTGATCAAGTCATGGAGAAAGGAGATCCACTAGCTGCTTTCTTTGCAGTACGTTCACTCGCTTATAGATATAATGATGCCGTAGGATTTGACGGTAAAATGGTACAAGGAAATGCACCCAAACAAAGTAATGATGTATTCCGTAGTCAAGCTGAAGTTGTCAAAGCAATGGGAGATTCCCGTTACGAAAGAGACCCTGCTTACCGGAAAGATATCATGGATAAATTAGCCCGTTCCGATGTGAACTTTTAATTATGGCAGGAAGTGATTGGTTAACAAAAGAATTAAAAATTAGTATGGCAGACCCACTTCCCCACCCAAGTGAAGATAAGCCACAAAGACCTAACCCTAATAACCCACCTAGTAGCCCATGGTTACCTGGTCAATCACCAGCTCCTTCTAAGAAAGGACTAGTTGATCTTAGGATAAGAAAAGGTGCTATAGGTGAAGACGGTACTAAATATCCTATGCCAGTCATTGAATCTGAACCAGGATTACACGATGGTATAGGTCCAGGTAAGAAAATGTTTGATATCTTTAATAGATATGGTAATGAAACTATGCAAGCCAATGTAAATAATCCACGTATGGATATCATGCTCCCTTTTCAAATGGAAGAAACTGATGACGCATGGGGTGAAGCAGAAAACGAAGAGTTATTAGAAAGAGGTTGGTCAAGTAGACCTAACCAAAAAGATATGCAGATTTCATCTACCATCCCTGGTGATATCTTAAACCCAATGTCACGTGAAGAGTGGCAAAGATTTTTACAATCTAACCCTAATGTACTAAAAACAATTAATAGTGCAAAACAGAAACTAAAAATTTAATGAGTACACTCACATTACCACAACAGAATAATTGGAATCAGTTCTGTAAGTGGGTAACAGATACCGACAACCGACTATACGTTGGTTGGTTCGGTGTCCTTATGATTCCATGCTTACTTACAGCAGCAACAGCGTTCATTATTGCTTTCATCGCAGCACCGCCTGTAGACATTGACGGAATCCGTGAACCTGTTGCTGGATCTCTACTCTATGGAAACAACATCATCTCTGGGGCTATCGTCCCGTCATCTAACGCAATCGGTCTTCACTTCTACCCAATCTGGGAAGCTGCAACCATCGACGAATGGT